CTTTGAATGGATATGCCTGTGTTTCTAAAAAGATGATTCGTATGATGCTTCTTCTTGGTGGTGATGTTGAATCTAACCCTGGTCCCGTGATGTCTCGTATGGTTCCAGTTGCGCGCTACAATTGCTTTAGCGCAACTGCTCAACTTAATCCTGGTTTTCAAGCCCTTCCTGTCGAACCCGAATCAAATGCTCCCCGTATGTGTCGTGTGTGTGGTCTTTTGGATACTCAATGTAAATGCTGGAAATACTTACTTCAAACTGCTGGCCCTTTACTTACTTTTGCTACTGGTATTCTTCGTCTTGTTCGTGAACTTTCTCAAGCACATGCTGAAGTTGGATTTAAAATTTTTTCGTCTACTACTGAATGTATGGAATCTGTTGGTGAGATGGCTGATGAAGCTCGTGATACATTAGGTGCTTTGCGTGAAACTGTTGCATCAATTCCGAAAATGGTTAAAGAGGTCCTTGATTCTAATTGTGGTATTTTGCCTGTCAGTGTACGAACGATTTTAGTTATGGCTCTATCTATGTGTGGTATGTATGTGATTTATCGTATGGTTGGATTGTCTGCTGCTTTGTTTGATACTTGCCTTCGTGTTGTTTCTACAATTTGTAATATTCCTAGTGCTTTGATTGACTTGTTTCGTGAATGGGTTGAATGGACTGCCAAGCCTTTGGCGCAAAACGGATGTGCTGATGAACCTATTTCTTTCTTAACAACTTGGGTTCCTATTCTTGTCCCTATGTTCTTCTCTTTGGTTACTGGTGGTATTCTTGGAAAACTCCCTTGTCGTGAACTAACCCCTGATTTGTGGATGAATCGTATTGCTAATTTCCCCCGTGCTTGCCGTGGAATGGGTGATATTTTTACTTACATTAAAAGCTGGTATGAGTATGCTGTGAAGTATGTTGAGAAAGCTGTGTGGGGTATTGAAAATAATGATGGAACGTACCCAGAAATTGAAGCCTGGATGAATGAAGTTCTTACTGCCTCTCGTGATATGAAATCTGCTTGTGATACTCAAGGAAAATGTGAACGTGTCTCTGGATTGTGGATTGCTGGAAGTGGACTTTTACGTAAGTATTCTCAAAGTTTGCCCCGTGAAGTTGCTGATGCTGTGAAACGAACCCTTGTGCTCGCGTCTAAGTTAGGTGAACAAGCTAGAAATTTGTATATGAGACCCGATGGTGTGCGTATGGTGCCTCAAATGTTATGGTTGGTTGGAGAATCTCAAATTGGAAAGACTACATTAACTTACTACATTGCTGCTGAATTACTTTCTTGCTTTGGAATGGCTCATTTAGTTTCAGAACATGTTTATACTCGTTGCCCAGAAAATGAATATTTTGATGGTTACAATGGTCAATACGTTACTGTATATGACGATTGGGGCCAGAAAAAAGACTCACCAAGTAATCCTAGTGTTGAATTTTTTGAAATCATTCGCGCTATTTCTAATTTCCCTTACCCTCTTCATATGGCTGATATCTCTCAGAAAACTGGTTCTTTCTTTTCCTCAAAATCTATTATTTGCTCTACTAATGATCGTTGTCTTAACATTGAGTCTCTTACTTACCCTGATGCTGTGTGGAATCGTGCAACTTTTGCTTTTGAAGTTCGTATTAAACCTGAGTACCAACAAGAACTTGTGATTGATGGAAAACATGTGTGCACTTTAGATAAAACCAAAGCTTATAATTTGTCCCCCGTTGTTGATGGAAAGAAACAATTAGTTAACTTAGATGTGTATGAATTTTACAAATTTGATGCTCGTGATCGAAGACGCCCCAATTACCAAGGACCCTTTAGTTTTAAGGAGATGACTGATATGTTGAAAGAAGACATGCGTACTCGTATGTCTCGTGGTGAAGATTTAACTACTAACATTAAACAATATGCTGATATGTTGACTGCTGGAGTAAGTACTGATTGCTTTTTTCCTCCTGTAGTTGAGGGACATGCCCAAGTGCGTGATGAATTTCAAGATGCATGTGAGACCACGAAACCATGGGAATTACTAACTGTGAAGGCTGTGAATGAATGGTGTGAACGCGTGATTGCCAAAGGTGATTTGAATGATGATTCCTATTTACTAGCACTTGTGTATAAAAATGAAATGATTGGACTTGATGCTACTACTACTCTTTCTGAACTTGATGAAAATGAATTTCTTTATAATTATGAAGAATTGTATCACAAAATGAATGCTCCTGTTGCCGTCGAATTTAACACCTTTAAGCGTATGGGAGAATCTATCACACTGATGTGGGAAGCTACTAAACAAAAATTGAAAGCATTTTCTGAGCGTATTCTTAACCCCCTTTGGATTTCTTTTAAAAATACTGTAAAAACTATGTTTATTGACCACCCTCTTATGGTTGTTGCTGCTGCCACTGCTTTTATTGGTTTTGGATATTTGTATAAACGTACTGCAAAGAATGAATCTGATACTCTTGCTGAAAGTCATAACCCTACTACTCAACCCCGCTACCGTCAACTACGAGCTTACAAACAAGGAAAAGTGCGTCGACTTGGAACGGCTGAAGGTGCAAAGCCCGTTCTCCCCATTTTAGAAGAAGGAGCATTGCACGCTGAAGCTCAAGTTGCTGCTGATAACATGCAATGGGATATGATTTGTAGTATTTACAAACAACAATACTTGATCATACCTGTTGTGAAAGGCGTAGAAAAAGAATTTCTTGGTGTGTTGACCATGATCAAAGGATCTATTGCAATGATGCCTTATCATTTCAAGATTTATTTGGACATGATGAACCCCGACAAGATTAGATTGAAGAGCTTGTACTTACAAACTGGAAAAGAAATGGAATTTTCTGAATTCATCACAAATAACAACTGTGTGGTGATTGAACGTGATTTGATTAACAATGAGAAAACGTACTCTGACATTTGCTACCTTGACTTAACAACAAAAATGCCTCCTGCCAAAGATATTACTAAATACTTCGTGAAATCTGCTGACCTTGACCGCTTGACTGGATCTATTCCTGTCGCCCTCTCTGGACCCCGACCTTCTGGAAATACAATTGCTTTGATGTGTTCAACAGGACACGCTGTTCCGAGAGATTGTGTTCGCTACGACATTGCTAGACCTTATGGCAGTGTTGGAGAGAATCCAACTCTTGTTGCTCGTGACTTGTATGAATACGACATCCCTACTCAACCTGGATATTGTGGACAACTTTTGAGTGTAACCTCTTCTATTCTTGCTCAAAAGTTTCTTGGAATGCATGTTGCTGGATCTCGTGCTGGACGAAATTGGTCATGTCTCGTAACATCTGAAGACATGACGCAAGTGATGGAAGCTTTCGCCCCTGTTGCTCAAATGAGCCAAAATTTTTCTGATCGACCTACTTGTGTAAAGGTCGTCCCAGGAGAATTTTTGCCCGTTTGCCAAATTGATGATGGACCTGGAGAGATCGCAAAATCAACAATAATCCCCTCTAGTATGCATGGAAAACTAACTGAACCTTCTACTATCCCCGCCAAATTACGACCTTTTGAACATGATGGTGTGCAAAAAGACCCCTTAGCAATTGGAGTTGTGAAAGCTGGAAAGTGTACCCCGACGTGTGACTCTGGATTACTATGAATTGCTGGAAATGATGTTTACCGAAATTTCATGGAAGGAGTGAAGGATGAACTGAGAGTCTTGTCGATTGAAGAAGCAATTGCTGGTGTACCTGGAGACGATTTGCGTAACCCCATATCTTTAGTAACATCCCCTTGTTATGGATGGAATCGTCATGGAATGAAAGGAAAAACTTACTACCTTGGAACTGAAGGATTTGACCCCGCTAGCCCTGGATATGAAGAACTAACCCTCGCTTGTGAAGAACTCGTTGAAAATATTAAGGCTGGAAAGACCCTTGATATTTTGTCTCTTGATTGCTTGAAGGATGAACGTAGACCGAAAGAGAAAGTGCTTGCTGGAAAGACCCGTGTTTTTACTGTTCTGCCTATGCATTTGAATGTAGTCATTCGTCAGTACTTTATGGATGCGATTGTTGCAATTCGCAAAAATCGTATCCGTAATGGTACTGGTGTTGGTTTAAATGTGTGGTCAGAAGAGTGGGAATACATGTACAAGTATTTGAATGAAGTTAGCTACGATAACGCTGGTGATGGAGATTTCGGTAACCTGGATGGTACATTGATGGACAAAATTTTGTGGGAACTCTTTTTTATTATTGATCGTATGTATAACGATGGTAACACTGAAATTCGTAAAGCTTTGTGGATGCAACTAGTTTACTGTGTTCGCTACTACCGTGGTGCTGCCTATCAATGCACCCATTCTCTTCCTTCTGGTATTTTTGGTACTTCTGATTTTGGTTCTGGATATTTACTAATCGCTTTTCGCTACATTTGGCTTCGCATTGCCCCTAAACACCTCAAAACAATGCAAGCTTTTAACACTCATGTAAGACTCGTGACGTATGGTGATGATAACATTTGGACTGTTTCTAATATCGCTAAAGAATTTTGGAACATGCAAGTTTTAACTGATGAATTTGCTCTTCTTGGTATGCAGTATACTGACGCTGCCAAGACGGGTGAAATTGCTGATTTTAAGACTCTGCATGATGTACAATTCTTGAAACGATTTTGGAAATGGTCCCCTGTTCTCCAAAGACATACGTGCCCCGCTGAACTGGTTGGACGACTAGAGACGTTGAATTGGACCCGGAAGAACTCAGTTGTTGATCCTAAGACAATTGAGTCCGACGTAGTACAAGATGTGCTGCAGGAAATCGCAGCGCATGGAAAAGATGTGTTTGATGAGTGGGCACCCCGTGTTGTTCAGTGCGCTATTTCATCTGGCGTACCGAATGTTCACTTCGAAGATTTCCTCCACTATCACATGCCACGTGAAGTGTCGAAACAAATATTTGGCCGTCAAGCTTCTGACGATAACTAAGCTGTGTGTGTGTGATCTTGTATTTTCTTACAAATTTCTGTTAGTCTAAGGAAAATAACACTGCTGCCACATGAAATCCGTACCTATTTAGGTTTAATTCTCAGGGTCGGATGTGAGCAGCCCTCACAATACCCAGAGAACTAACAGTGCGGTGTATGTCTAGGTCGACATACGCTTAAGAACCCTCGGCCTGCTAACACAATGACAAACAAACTAGATACTCAAGACTATAATGCTAACCCCGACATTACTCAAACGACTACCCCTGAACGCTTTGACACATTAGTATTCCATGAAGATGGTACCGTAAAATCCGACAACTATGTCTCTGATGAGGTTTCTATTTTGAAACATCTCGGAGGCGTCGTTGGTCGGAAATCTGAACACTCAATCCAAGATTTTCTGAAACGACCCGTAGTCATGAAACAAGGACTATGGGGCTCAACCGCCGTAGAAGGTACTGAATTATGGTCTGCTAATTTCCCTGGAGCCCTTCTTGCTTTTGCCCAAAACACTGCTAAAGTTACTGGATTCGTCGGAATGCGCGCGCGTGTACGTGTGCGTGTTCAAATGAATTCTCAACCCTTCCAACAAGGTATGGCTGTCTTATCTTTTATGCCATACTCAGAGTATATGCCTCAACATGCATCTTGGTTCTACAAATCGTTGCCTGTATCTGCGCCCACTGGTGCTGATATGGTGGCGGTCTGTGGACTTCCTCACACTATTCTTAATCTTGCAAACCAAACTGCTGTTGAATTTATTACTCCCTACATTTCTCCCTACATTTATGTTAACCTCGCTACTGGACAAGGAAGTTTTGGCCGTGTAACTCTTAATGCCATGACTCCCGTTGGATCCAATTCTAACACTAACGTAAGTTTCACCGTCTGGGCCAACTTTGAAGACGTCGAGTTGGTCTGGCCTACTGATGCCCCCGTATCTACTAATTGGGCTCAAGTAGGTGGTGAGTTGTCTGCAATGGAAAAGACCGGTGTAATTTCTTCTACTATAACATCGATTGGATCCGCTGCATCTTCTATCCTTCCAATGGTTGGTCTTCAATCATTGGCAAAACCTGTTTCTCTCTTCTCAACTGCTGCTTCTAACATTTTTAAGCTTTTTGGATTTTCGAAACCCAGTGTTCAAGCCCCCGTAACTCGAGTGTTGCAATCCCCTGCTCGCTACTTCTTGAATTACGATGGTTCAGACACTGGACACAAACTTGGTTTCTCTGCTGGTAACGAACTACAAACCTTCTCTGGTTTCGCTGGAACTGATAACGACGAGATGGCAATACCCTATATTGCTGCTCGACCAACCTACATTGACACTTTCAATTGGGCTACAACTGATGCTGAAGATATTCAGTTGTGGTCTAAACCACTAACCCCTTATGCGCTCGGAATTAAAGGAGCTGCGACAACTGTTAACAAAGTCGTCGTAGATCGCCTTTCTCCTGCTGCTCGCCTAGCTACTTTCTTTGCGATGTGGCGGGGTGATTTTGTGTTTGACTTTCATTTCGTAAAAACACAAAATCATTCTGGACGTATTCGTATTTCTTCCCGACTTTACAATTACGCAACTGCCTCAACTACCCTTAACGACATGCCTGGCTATACTGAAACCGCT